GAATTGGATTAACTTTTAGATCATACAATGTGTCACGTTGACCGTTGTTCAATGCAACGCTAACGAATTCGCTTTCTGTTGTGTCGATATAACCAACTGCTGTTGCATTAGTAATGCCACCGCGTCTTGTACCAGCTGGTGCAAACCATGGATAGCTAACTTGATCGCTTAGAGCAATTGTGCGCAACATCATGTGTGATGCTGGAACAACTGCAGAAACGCCGCTTAGGTCTGTGGTAAATCCGTTTGGATACCATACCGCTGCATATTCGTCATATGAAACAATACCGTTATCATTGTTGTCTAGTGCTAGATTAGCATTAGAACCCCATGTTGTTAACGATGTAGCATCGCTTCTTAGGCGCAATGGTGTGTCACCGACTACGAACGCTGTTACTTTACGATCTAAGTTCAAGTTGATCAAATTGCTTAGTGCTTCTGGATAACCAGGGCAAGCAATTATGTTGAAATTTCTACGTTCTTCATCACGAGCTTCTTCGCTGGTGTCAATAGCTGCTTTGATAGCTGCTACAACAACTGCACGTTGAGCTTTACGTCCGAAGCTACCTGAACCATCTTCTTGGTTAGGACTAGCAGTAGTCCAACGATCTGGGTTATAGTTAACCATCGATTCGTCACCGAAACGAGTGTTATCAGCAGTAGTGTCAATGCTGTTTACAACATATTTCTTAACGTTGCCACCGCTTCTACGTAGGTTCCATAACAACATACCTTTTGGGTATAAGTCTGCGTCTGGAGCATCTGGGTCAACATAGTCAGATGCTAACAAATCTGTAATTACACCAGCTTCTGTAGCAGCACCACTATCACTCCAACGAGCATCTGCAAACAATACACCGTCTTCTGTTGTTTGATCTGCTTTGTCTAACAATACCCACTTTTCAGCAAGAGTTGCTCCTGCACCAGAATCATATCTGTAAATTGTTGGGAAGTTTTCTAAATCAGCTGTGCTGATCCATAGATCACCATTAACTAACGGTGTGCTATCGCTTTGTTCTTCTGGCATGCTAGCGCCAACGATCGGGCCAGCAGGGTCAGTAAGCGGGTACTCATTTAGGTAACCAGCCCATGCACTGCCGTCATGAACCATAATATCAACTTCACCAAAGGCTGGGTTGTACCATAGTTGGCCGTCTGCAGGAGAGTCTAAAGGAGCATCAACTGATGCAGGATAGCTTTCAGCGGCTAACGGCTTCCAGTTAGAAATAATATAATCTTCAACTGCTCCTAATTCTGTGCTGTAGAAATTAGAAGTTCCTAAGTTTGTAGCATAATTGTATGCAGTAAATGCATCGCCAATTGGAGTTCCTGTGCCGTCTACAAATCTAACTTCACCGCCTTCGATGTGTGTAATAGTAACAGCATTTGCACTGGTTACTTCAGCTGTTAATAAATTTTGATACACATTACCGTCAACATCAAAACCAAATGTAGCACCGTTAATTGCTGCTGCAAAGGCTTCTGCATCTGTTGTAGCATCACTAGCAGTAGCAAATGTAATTTCTGCAGATGTAACTAGATCAGCTAAACCTTTCATTGACTGTTTAACTGTAAACTTGTTAGACACAGTACCAAATGTAGTATTTGTAATAACATTAGAAGTTGCTGATGTTGTTCCAGATTTGATTCTTCTAAAAATTCTAAATTTAGCAGTGTCTGGTGTTGTGTCGTTGTCTGTATTTTGTTCGTCAGCATTGCTCTGAACATACAATCCGTTAGCTAATAGATTAGCACCACCACCGCTGCGATCTAGATAATAGTTTGCACTATGACCGTTAGCATAGATAGGAGCTGTAACAGCCGCCCATGCGTTAGTAGCTGCGGTATAACGTCTTACTCTTAAACGTGCGCCACCGTTAGGTTCGGTAGTTTTGATCCATACAGAACCAGTTGGACGTGGAGTTGCGTTTGCGGTCTTCCACTGTGGAACTGATGTGTGTGGTGTTTGTTGTAGGTCAGGACCTAGATAAATGTCGCCATCGCCAATACCTAATAAAGTTGTAGCATTGCCGCCAACTCCGGTATTTTCAACTACAATTCTATTACCTTGTGTACTTGTGTCTGGACCGCCTTGAACAGTTTCGCCATTAGAATATAGATACAGTCTGTTGTTTACAGCTTGTGCAGTAACTCCAGGAACAAGTGCTCCGTTAATTGCTGCTGCAACGGCAGTAGCAGTAGTTAGTCCGCTAACAGTAACAGCACTCGAGTTAACTGTAATATCACCAACAATACCAGCACCGCCATTTTTAGCTAGTGTGCCTTTAACTGTAGGATGGCTTGCTGCCCATTCTTGACTTCCTACTAATACCCACTCGCCTGCAGAAACTTGTGTTCCGCCACCGGCAACTAATCCGTTACCTGCACTCTTGTAATATACTCTAATTACATCATCGCTGGCAGTTTTAGCAACTACTGCGTAATCGCCTATTGAACCAACTGATGATTTAGGAGCTGCTGGAGTTCCTTCTAATTTTGCCGCATCAGTATCTGTTAATACGATAGGAGTTTTACTGGTAAACTTTTGACCGCCTGCTGTTGCAGCAGATGCGCCATTCCATTCTTGGATACCCCAAGTTGAAGTTTGGGTGTCTAACCACCACTTACCGTCAACTGGTGCAGCGCCGGGCTCTTCACTTGTACCTTCTAGATCATTTAAATCTACATTTGCTCTTAGAATAAATGCAGAATTAGAAACCCCTAGTAAGCTGTATGCTGCCAATAGGCCGTATTCGTTTCTTTCGCCGCCGTGTACAGGACTAGAACTAGCAGTCTTCTCAAAGAACGGTGCGCCATAAAGGTCAACCAATTCTCTTTGACTAGTAACTTTGTATACTTTTCCTGCATTTGCTGCGATAGTAGCGGACGCTGTTGATGTACCAGCTCCGTTCAATTTGTTTTCAGCAGTGGCTACAACAATTAACGGAACCGTACCTGGTTCTGCTGGAGAGTAAAAACTCTCGTCAATTACTTGTACCTCTACTCCTGGTGATATTAGTGCCATTCGACTCTCTCCTAGGGTTAAATCAATGTACTAATATTTAGCGACAAATTAGAAAAACGGTGTGTTACGAGTATAAGAAAAGGGGAAGAAAAGGCATAAATATTTTTATGAGACCCCTTTGTAGGTGCGGACAGCGACCCCGAGCTGTAAATTATAAAAAAAATAACAAGACTTATTATAGAAGTCTCTGTGAAATCTGCATGACCAACGGATTATATCACGGAGTTCCTCGATGGCACAGGGCAGGATATCGTGTGAAAATGCAATGCGAAAAGTGCGGTTTTAAATCTACTCACAAGGAAGTTTTCAGAGTGTTTCATGTAGACGGCAATTTAGACAATTGCCGTGCTACTAATTTAAAAACTATATGTTGCAATTGTGCCCAGGTATTGTCAAAAGACGGGATACGTTGGGTGCAAGGGGACCTCGTCGCTGATTACTAGGCTTTGTGCTTGTCTATACAAATCATCAATAGTTCTGTTATTGTCAATAATTAGGTCAAAATCGCTGCCTAACCATGCCCACTCACTAGCATGAATTTTCCGCATTTTCATAGCATTGAGTCCAACATTATTTCCCTGATTTGCACTAATGGCATCAGGATACCATTCTGGTAAACTGCCTCGCTGTACCCAAACAATCATACCGCCAGCACGTTTTAATGACGCTATTTCGTTAGGAAATCGGCAGTCACTGATAACAATATTATCTTTACTGGTACGAAGTTTATTTTCTAATGACGCAATCCAAATGTCATCGTGAAAGCCTTTACGACAAACTTCTGTACCCCAGTATTGTAACACCCAACGAGGTGTTAGTGTAGGCATATCTAATTTTTCTGCCCACCAAGGATCTACTTGTTCTCGCCATTCGCGGGCTTCTTTTGTGCGCCCTTCTAGCAAGGTTCTATCCCAGCCGAATACAGAGCTCACTGCATCTTTAAGTGTAGATGCAAAGCTCTCTCGTCTAAATTCGTGAAAGTTTTGTAAGTAGTCTGCAACAGTATCTTTACCGCTGCCAATAAAACCGCAAATGCCTATAATCATAATATTCTCCAACTGTACAAAGTATACAGGAGAATATTTTAAAGGTCAACCAATAATCCAAGTATAGCCACTGCCGCCTGGTACATTTTTTATCAAGTCGTCGGTAAGTTTTTCAATTTCAGCTTGAGCTTCTGCTTTCATAGCTGCGCCATTTAGACTGCTTCCGCCTTGCGGGCCTGCAATTTGAGCAAACTTTTCACGGGCCTGACCCAGCATCATTTTGCAATTGGCTAAACTATAATCCTTAATCCACTGGCCTGCGTAGACATCTTCGATTATGGCAAAGTCGGGTTTTACATTATAAGCCTGAATCATAATTTCCTCATCGCCCCTAGGACGTTGCTGAATTACCAGTTTATGACTCTGTGGATTCCAGGTAAAGTTGATGAAGGAACCAAACATTTTACCTATAAGTTCTTGATATCCTGCAAACAGTTCGTAGGTTAACAGCCCACCCATATTTGTAGAACTTAACAAATAAGTATTTGTATAGGCCAAGTTGAAAGGTTCAAATACTGTTCCGCCTGAGCCGCTGCCAGTTCTAGAACCAATGCTTCTACGATATAACTGTCGTACCTGTTGTATTTCTTTGGGCAAAATATATTCGTTTTTGTCTTTTTCTAATGCTAAAAATACAAAACTTTCTTCAACGGAATTATCGCTACGTTGTCTAAATACAGCTAGAGCACGATCTAATGCAGTTTGATAGTGTTGAGG